GCTGTCTCATTTGCTCTTGGCAAGATTGCCGATGCTGTCATCAAAATGGGAGGAATGTCGATCTCTCAGATTGCCAAGGGTCTTACTGGTGTCGGTGTTGGACTTGGTGTACTAGTCGGTGCAGCCAGAGTGATGCCCAAGAACATGGCTATCACCGGTGCTGGGTTGATCTTGTTAGCTAGTGGTCTCAAGATCCTTGCCAGTGCAGTCGGTGACTTCGGTGCAATGGATTGGCGAACAATTGGTAAGGGTCTTGCGGCTGTTGCTGGATCTCTTGTAGCTATTGCCGGTGCTATGCATCTCATGCCACAGGGAATGCTCCTCCAAGCTGCTGCTCTTGTCGCTGTCTCATTTGCTCTTGGCAAGATTGCCGATGCTGTCATCAAAATGGGAGGAATGTCGATCTCTCAGATTGCCAAGGGTCTGATCACTCTTGGTGGAGCATTGGCAATTCTGGCAGGAGCTTTGTATTTGATGTCAGGAACTCTTGCCGGTGCTGCAGCATTGACTGTTGCCGCTGCAGGAATTGCCATCTTTGCTCCAGCTCTGGAAAAACTAGGAAAGTTGTCATGGGGACAAATCATCAAGGGTCTAACCGCTCTAGCACTTGCCTTCACAGTAATTGGAGTAGCAGGAGCACTAATCACGGCAGCTGTTCCTGGTCTATTGGGATTCGGCGCCGCAATGCTATTGATCGGAGGAGGTCTTGCTCTCGCTGGAGCAGGAATCTTCCTAATCAGCGCAGGATTTAGTGCTCTTGTGGTAGCAGCTCCGACGGGAGTTGGAGTTATCGTTGCAGCCTTTGTCAGTCTGCAAAAAGGTATCATCGAGAACATCAAGTTGCTGGTTCTCGGATTGTTGGAGATTGTCAAGGCGCTTGCTGCTACAGCTCCACAGTTTGTAGATGCTCTGGTCAAGATTCTTAACAGTCTCTTGGATGTTGTCATTCGGTCGACACCAAAGATCGTTGAAGCATTCAATGCTTTGATCGATGCTGCATTGCAGGTGCTTCATGATAACCAGTCTCAAATTATCCAGGCTGGTTTCGATCTGCTTACAGCTCTCCTTCAGGGAATCAGGAAGAACATTCCTCAACTGGTGACCCTGGTAGTAGATATTGTAGTTAATTTCCTTCGGGCTATTTCTAATAATCTCAACAGAATAGTTAAGGCCGGAACCGATGTTCTGTTGTCACTTATCAAGGGTATCGCAAATAATCTTGCAGCGGTTACCACGACAGCACTCAGTATCGTCACTAAGTTCCTCAGTGCTATCGCCAGTAGTTACGGAAAGATTGTTGCTGCAGGATTGAGTATTCTGACAAAGGTCCTTGGTGCAATTGCTGACAATCTTGGAAAGGTTATCAAAGCGGGTATAGACGTTGTTGTCAAGTTTATCGAGGGTATTGGTAATGCTGGTCCAAGAATTGTCACTGCAGGAACTAATGCAATCATCAAGTTCATCAATGCTTTGTCATCGAATGCAGTTAAGCTTGCTAATGCAGGTATGCAAGCGATCATCAATTTCCTCAATGGTGTTGCTGCAGCAATCGAAACTCATTCTGGAGCAATGAGAGCTGCTGGGTTCCGAGTCGGTGTAGCAATCGTTGATGGTATGACCGGTGGTCTCCTTAGCAAGGCTCAGGATCTCTATAACAAAGTCTCAGGCGTTATGAGCCATGCAATGGGGCTCATTCACAAGATCCCGGGTATTAAATCACCGTCCACAGTAACTTATAACGTCGGTGAAATGATCGCTCAGGGTCTAATCAACGGTATCGATGCTAATGCCGAAGATGTATATTCGTCTGCTGAAGCAATGAGTAATGGAACTATCAAGGCATTCAATGATACATTCCAGACCGCATCTCCGTCGAAAGTCATGATGAAAATCGGTCAGTACGTTGGTCAAGGATTTGCAGAAGGCCTCCGAGGTTCTGGAGATGATATTCGGAGTGCCTTTACAGATCTGAATAACAAGCTGACCGAATCGATGAGGACTGCTCGAGAGACAATTGCCTCCGAGAATGAGAAACTCGAAAAGCTACGGGCAGCTAAGAAGCCTGATGCTGAGGCAATCAAGAAGGTTCAGGCAGTTATCGAAGAGAATGAGGCTTTGCTAAAACGATCAACTGCTGGGCATATTGCCTTGACAAAGACCCTCAAGGACGAGAAAGCTACACTTATCGGACTTGCAGGGGATTATGAGAAGATCGGCGAGAAGCTGAAGAACGCCAAGGATGTTCTCAAAGAAGCCACACAAACTCGAGATGACGCCATTAGAGGATTCGCAGATCAGTACTCAACATTGCCGGATATTGTCACAGAGGATGCTGAAGGCAACTCAATTGATCAGCTGGCTACATATATGCAAGCTCTGGATAATCAGGCAAAGGCAGTTTCAGCATATCAGTCAACGCTTGATCAATTGAGAAAGCTAGGTTTGGACGATGCCACCTATCAGAAGCTTCTAAGCGAGGGTCCGCAGGATCAGCAATTCGCTACTCAGTTGCTTTCCGGTGGTAAGACTGCTGTTAAGGCTCTCAATACTCTCGATAGCAATCTGATGAAGGTGTCCAAGACACTGGCTACTAATGCTGGTAAGAATCTCTATCAGGCTGGTGTCGATGCTGCGCAGGGTCTTGTCGACGGTTTGAAGTCCAAGCAATCGTCGATTCGTAGGACGATGGAAGGTATTGCTCGTGAGATGCTTGGTGCATTGAAGAGAGAGCTTGGAATCAAGTCTCCTTCTGAAGAATTCGCCAGAATCGGTGTTCAATCAATGCAAGGTATGGCTAAGGGTTTTGCTGATTCTACGCATATTGTTGCTGATGCGATGGATGAGGCAGCCAAGAATGCATTGTCATCGATGCGGGATTCTATGCGGGATATTTCAGATGCAGTAGCTGATGAGCTTGATCCGAGTCCAGTTATTACTCCGATCCTTGATCTTACCCTTATACGGGGGCAGGCTCAAGAATTGTCGACATTGACAACGCCTGTTCCCATTACAGCTGCAGCGTCATTCGGACAAGCATCCATTATTTCTTCTCAACAAAGAGCAGCTCAGTCTGATCAACCTGAAGTTGCAGTTGGCGGAACTCATGTGAAGTTTGAACAGAACAATTATTCGCCAGAAGCATTGACTGAGATTGAGATCTATCGACAGACGAAAAATCAATTGTCTCAACTCAAATCAGCATTGGCTATTACCTAACAAAAAGCTTCTAAGGCGGGGCGGGTTTTGGCTCTCCACAGTTGGCCATCCCCACTCCCGTCCCGTCTTAGAAGATAAGGAGGTATTTCCATTTGCCTTGGAGACACTGGTCGAGTCAGAGGAGGAGGTCTGAATGCTAACCGAAGTTAAAGCGTATAGCTCATGGCGTTCAGCGCCTACTCTCGAGCTGGCTGAGGATGGTAGACCTGAAACAGATTTAATTCAACTTCGTAACATCGATGGACTCGACCCAGTCAAGGCATCCGTTAATACATCTCCATATGGTTCCATCGATGGAGCATCATATGTAGGTAGCAGTGTTCCTGCTCGAAATATCGTCCTTACACTACATCCAAATCCGGATTGGCAGACATGGACATTTGAGAAGCTTCGTCGACTTCTCTATTCATATTTCATGCCAAGACGACAGACACGTTTGGTGTTTTACAGTGATGATCTAGTTCCTGTAGAAATCTCCGGCGTAGTCGAGGATGTATCAGTCAATATCTTTTCTAAGGACCCTGAGCTTACTGTCTCTATCATCTGTCCTGATCCATATTTCACAGCTCTCGATCCTACGGTGATTACAGGTAATACGGCACGATACGGTGATGATCCAGTTGTTGTCGATTATGATGGAACAATTGAGGCTGGGGTCAAGGTCAAAATCACTGCAGTATCAGGACCTAATCCCACAGATATCGCTATTCAGATGGGAGATCCAAAGATTTCGTACTTTGCTGTAGAAGCAGGAGTTGATTCCTCAAAATACTTCGAAATGAGCTCTCTTCCGCTGCGTAAGTACGTGCAATATATCGACATCAATACAGGCGTCATCACAAATCTCTTGTCCAAGGTATATTTGCGAGAAGGCTCCTTGTGGCCAATACTTCAACCGGGAGAAAATGAGATATTGGTCATCACAGATGATGGTGTTCAGGATTATGAGTTCTCATTTTATGAGCGTTTCGGGGGCCTTTAATGGAACCCTACACCCTGACAAGAGATTTTCATAAAAGAGACGTTATTGATGGATTTGACTCCATTATCTGGACTGAGCGATATTACGGAGATAGTCAGGTTGAGTTAGTAGTTCCAGTATCACCAGAAATGATTCAAAAGTTGCCAACAGGAACCTTTCTCGGTATCGATGATTCAGATGAAGTTATGATCCTTGAAAGTATGAACATCGAGGACGAGAAAATCAAGTTATCGGGAATTTCTCTTCTTCCATGGATGAATAATCGTTTTGTTCGAAGAACAGCTGCTCACGAAGATCGATATTGGTACATCTCAGGTGTAAAAGCTGGAGAAGTTCTATGGCAGATTCTTTTCTACATGTGCTCTGCCGATAGCCCAATTTTGCAACCTGGATCTACCGCTATGGGCATACCTCATCCCGAAGAATTAGGAATTCCTGGATTGGGTTACAAAGATGTTGATATTTCTGGTCCTGATATTACCGTAGGAGTTCCATTTGGACCAGTGTATGATGCTATGCGTGAAATAGCCACTACATTTGAAATTGGAATGTCCATTACGCTAGACGATGTTACTGATATTTCATATGATCTCGGATTCAGAAGCTATAAAGGTCTGGATCGTACAAGTGGTCAAGCCATTAATCCTGTAGTCCGCTTTTCTCCACAGATGGATTCTTTCACAGATATCAAAGAGCTTCAATCAATTGCTGCACTCAAGACTTTGGTATACGCGTTCGCACCTGGGAATCCGGACGGGCTTGCGACAGTGCCTGGGGTGAGCAGACTGTCTGAGCCAAAGTATACCGGTTTTGATTTGCGCGCTCAATTGGTGTTTGCGGAAGATATCACTACGGATATGGTAGGCGGTAGTTCAGCAAATCTTGTCAATGTCTTGAATAGTCGAGCTCATGATGAACTTACAAATAATCATTTCGTCAAAGCTGTAGACGGTGAAATAGTTCCAGATAGTCAATTCAAATTTGGCATTCATTATTTTCTCGGAGATATCATTGAAGTTGAAGGGAATAGTGGAGTAATCCAGACAGCTCGAATAACGGAATATATTCGATCTCAGGATGCTGCAGGTGAGAAAGCATATCCAACAGTAACTATGATTGGATGAAAATGTCAACTATTGGCATAGTAATTTTAGGTTTTGGTCTCTTTTATTTCGGAATAGCAGCTGGTATGTATATCCAACGAGTAATTTTCAAAAATTCCGATTTTGATGGGACCATAAACGTATTTGCTGAAGATGATAAACTCCTATATTCTCTCGAACTTAACACCAATCCTGAACTTCTTATGTTCAAAAAGGAAGTAACCTTCAAGGTCGAGATTCCTGAGCCGAAAACCAAAGTCGCGGAGTAAACATCGCGTATAATGAACTCGACTAAGGAGTCCTATGTTTTCAGGAAAGGAAAAACCGAGGTATGAGCGTTTACTCGAACATGAGCTAGAAC